CAGTCTAACGTTGTAGGCACGCTGAAACATGGTTCAAAATTTCTTTTTATATAGTTTATAGATAGTTAAATTAATTTTGTTTGTCAAGTTCCGCGCCTATCATCTGCCACCCTAAAGGGTTCCCCAGCGCCTAGCGGCGCTGGGTGGCAGTTTTCTCGGCGCGGTCTTATAAACTGCGAAACGATGGCATCACCAAGAGACATACACGATAGACTGGTACTGAATATCGACCAGGAAAACTTCAGGAAACTAGCCGTAGAGGCGGTAGACAAGCTGACCCACGTCAAGAAGGTAAACGGAAAGAACCGAAGGGTCTATGCAGACTTCACCGTGACCATAGACGCAAGCGTCGACCGTCGTGAATTCAGTATCTATCGCAACAGGTCTAGCATGATGGTGCTGGCAGTGAAACAAGATAACGTAGTGAGTGTGAATTATGAATATGTCTTTATCGAAGACCACATCAAACAACTTTTGAAGGAACTGAATGGCAAAGGAACAATGCATTAGCGTCGAGGGCACCGTAACAGAGGAACGTGGGAACGGATTCTTCACCGTGGTGCTGGACAACGGACACGAGGTCGTTGCGAGACTGTGTGGAAAGATGGAAAAGCGCAACTTCATCCGTGTACTTACAGACGACAGAGTTATCGTCGAAATTTCCCCATACGATCTGAACAAGGGCAGAATAGTCTACCGCTACAAGTAATTTCTGTCTATATATGGAAAAAGCCGCACCAGACTCTGGTACGGCGTATTTTCGTTTTGTATCAAGGACTACTTGGTCTTCTTGGCCTTCGTGGGCTTGGATGCCTTCACGAGTTCCTTCTTGGCGACCTTGAGTTCCTTGAGGGAAGCCTTCCACTTATTGAGGCGTTCGTCCTTGGTCACCGGCTTCTTGAGCTGTTTGAGCAAGGTAGAACGACGACCAATCTGGCCTTCTAGCTTTGCAATGGCTTCCTCGGTACGTTCGAGCTGGCTCTTGCGAGGCTTGCGTCCCTTCTTATCCTTGGCCTTTGGACCTTCCTTAGTTTCCTGGGCAGCTTCGAGTTCGGCAATCGGCTTGGATTCGCATTCGACCGTCTTGCAGTTTGCCCACGGATTCTCGATGGGTTCGACAGCGACAGTATTGGTATCAGTCACCACGAGAGAAGGCGGTTCAACAACCTTCGGTTCGTCTTCGACAATCGTGGTTTCCTTTTCGGATTCGGTCACTTCCGGGACTTCCACGGTTTCTTCGGACTTTTCGGTTTCAGCCCACACGGATGAAATGTCCGCTTCTTCCTTCTTGGCCTTGCGCAAGCAAGCGATCCAGATGACGAACACGATGATGGTCACAACGACCGCAATGATAGCTAATGTCATTTTTGACTCCTTTTAAGTTAGCGCTAACGTGATTAAAATTATATCACATTAGCGCAAAACGGAACTAGGACGCCTTGAAGTTGTATTCCGGCTTGATGACAGTCTCTACCGTGCAGAGGTCGCCGATGTTGTCCAAGATAGCTTGCACCGGCTTGTACGCCATCGGGCTTTCGTCAATCGTGCTAGTACGTACCGACGTCGAGTAAATGCCTTCCATGGCTGCCTTGAAGTCTTCCATGGACAGCTTCGCCTTCGCATCGCCACGGCTCAACACTCGTCCAGCACCGTGCGGCCCGGAGAAGTTAGCCGCAGCATTGCCCTTGCCAGTAACTATCAAGGAGCCGTCGCGCATGTTCATCGGAATAATAGCGCGTTCGCCGTTCTGCAACGAGATCGAACCCTTGCGGATGATCTTGTTATCCACGTCGACGTAGTTGTGCAACGTCGTGAACTCTTCCATGATGTAACGGCGCTTGATGTCCATTCCGTCCAAGATTTCCTGGAGCATCGCCTTGCGATTCCAGTAGGAGAACTCGGAACATATCTTCATGTCGTTAAGGTAATCGTCTACGTCAGTGCCTTCCAGCCATGCGAGATTAGACGGATACTGCGTCTCGTCGCCCGTCTCCTTGCGATTACGCAAGTAGCGATCGATTGCACGCTGCTGGTGGAACTTGCATACGACTTGTCCCAAGTAGCGTGAACCAGAGTGGATTACGATGTAATGATTACCTTCTTCGTCGACATCTACCTCGTGGAAGTGGTTACCATTTCCCAAGCTTCCAACACTGTACAGCAGCTTATTACGGTCGGTATCAGCAATCAGTCCAGACAAGTCTACATTCTTGGCGAACTTGTGCAAAGTCTTTCTATGTGCCATTCCGCAAGGAATATTCATGCGAATAACCTTATCCAAACGTTCATAATTGAACTGGTATTCCGGAGAAATCTTGCACACCAACATTCCGCAGTACGCGTCAACGCCAACTAGATTCGGCACAATAGTATCGGTAAATGTTTGGGTATATCCCACGACACATCCGACTCCCATGTGACAGTCGGGCATGATAGCGATCTTGCTACCTTCCATGCACGGAACCGACAACAACTGAACAATCTGCCCATAGGACGCACTGTCCAAGTTCTCAAAACCAGCCACATACACGTCGGCGGAACAGTATTTTCCATCAATAGTAATCATAAATTTTAATCCTCTTTTCTTATTTCTATAAACTACATTAGCTATGGCAAAAAAGAAACAAACACAGAACGAGCTCGAAGAGCTATTAAACACCGAACTTCCGTCAGTTGAACCGGAAGTGAAGGCTGCTGAGGTAGTTCAGCCCAAAGAAACCCCAGTCACGGAAGCTCCGAAGCCGTCCACGCCCAAGAAGCGTATCAGAATCCGCAAAAAGGCGACGAAAAAGCTTTCCGCCGCCATCATTTGCATGGATCCGTCTATTCAGAGATTTATCTAGTTGCAATCCCCACATACGTGGGAAATTCATTCCAATATAACGGATTCGTGCAATTAATCATTAGCGATTCTGAAAGACTTGCGGAACCACTTCGCCGTCGTCATCATTGTCGGCGGCATTTTCTTGTTCTTCTTTTACTTGGTCACCATAAAGATTGAAGTACTCAATCTGGTCGAACGAGATTGCTAGCGGAGTAATCACTTCCTTTCCATCTTCATCCGGTTCGGTATGCTTGAGGTACAAGTCGTCGAAACGCTTGTCGCCATCGAGTGGTTGCTTCTCGAACACGAGGTTGGCTTCCAGATACTTCTCAAGATACTTTTCGCCGGTGATCGAATCCTTCAGCTTCTTCGTCTTGATGTTTGCACCGATGGACTTGAAGTGAACCGGAACCACGTCGTCGTAGATCTTGAGGTTCATGCAGATGCCGTACTCGTCGAGCGCATGGAAACGCTTGGTATTCGGGTCGTCGGCGACGTTGCGGAGAACCTGGATATTGGAGATGGGGTCGGTAGCCTTGCCCCAGCTGGCAAGAGCTTCAAAGATGTCGTTGATTTCATCAGTGTCGCTGCACTTGATGTTCATACGCTTGAATATTAAGCCCTTGCGCACTTCGGTTGAGTGCTTCGTGATGATGCCGTTAAGCGAGAATGACAGTTTTGACATAGTAATATCCTCAATTTTCAACATAATATAGCAATTTGATGATAAACTTGCAAGTACGAGGATATTTGCATGACCGACTTGGTAAAACAACTACTAGAATCACACTCATCTGCATTCAACGGAGCCGTTGAAGCACTGTTCAATTCGCTGTTCGAAGCCACCGGGCCGGTATCGGTAAATTCACACGACGCTGTGGAGATGCTGCAGAACAAGGTCGGCGAAAACGTCAACAAGACCAACGACGGTACACAGATCGTCGGACTGGCCGCACAGGCTGGCATGGGTGACGAACCGCTTCCGAACGAAATGGATCAGATCGTCAACTCGATCAACAACGACATGGCAAAGAACGTCGACTTGCCAGACTTGCCTACCGAGGAAAATCTTCCCAACTTGTCGGATAACGGCGGCCCGGATGCAATGGGTGACGGAATGGGTGACGAGCTCGGCGACGAAATGGGGGACGACGACATCACCAACGCGATACCGGACTTCGCCGAGACCCAGAAGAACGTCACAGACAACCCGCCACCTTCTCCCGACGAGATATTCGGCGAGGACGACGACCTGGACGACCTTTAACAAGAAAGCGACCTAACGGTCGCCTTTCTCATATCTGAACGTGGTACTTTGCGTGCTTGGCCTTTTCCTTTCGCTTCTCGGCCTTAACGATTGCACGTACTTCGTCCTCGGCCTCCTTCTCACGGTTGTGGATTCGCTTCATGAGAGCCTTACGGACTTCCTTGTTGTATTCGAGTCGTTTCGGCGAGACGTTACCTTCCTTGATGAACTTACTGATGTTTCCGATGACCTTTGATACCTTGACTTCTTCATCGTTCATCACGTTCAGTGCGTTAATACGTGCAGTCGTGTTTTCACGAGCCGTCTTGACGTTTTGGTCGATCCTATCCCATATACCGTACAGACTGTCAAAATGTCCCTTGATGTAGGCGTTCAGTCCAGCGGGGCTCATCGGAGACTGGTTCACTTGTCCTTCCGGAACCCATCGGTCAGCCTTCCATGACTTGCCTTCCACGTGTACTGGGACGATCTTTAGACGACCGTCCGCATTGACTTGCACGAGCGTCATGTGTTCTGCATTCGCAGCCCAGTTGATGCACTTGCGTTTCGTCTCTCCGTGGTCGGAATATGCCAAGCTGACAGTTTCGGCACACTGGAACACTACTCCCCAGTAGTAATCTTTCGTGTCGTGCGGCTGCAGCTCTGCGAGCTTTACCGTATAGATGTAGCCGTTACGACGACCACCCACTTCTTCCGGCTTCGAGTTGGTATCGACCTTCCAGAACGTATTAATGTTTGGCAGACCGTGATACACCTGAGTTTCGCAAATAGTGCGTGCTTCCATTTCGGACTGCATCAATTCGATGTACCAGACATCCTCTGGTTCCTCGATAGGGTCTTTCGTATGGTAGAAAAGGTTTAGAGTACCGTTCACGAAGTTGATCCAGTCCTCGTCCTCGCACTGGAAATCGAACTTGCCGAACCATTCTGCATATTTCTTCTGCGCTACGGTAGGAAGGTCGATTACACGAGAATACTTGTCGAAGTCATGCGGATTGAAACCGTCGTCACGGCACTTGTTCATAATCCAGAAGTCCAGGATGATGTCCTTGTGCGCATCCCACGTAATACCGGCATTGACATAGTTGATAAGACGGATTCCCGCAAGTTTCTTCGCTTTCATGAAAACCTCGTGATGCTATCAGTTTATCCGTTTCGTGTTTGCACAAACAGATAAACTATGTCTAAAGTTCATTAATATAGGTACCTCATGTTTGAACTATTCGATTTACCAAACGAGAAGGAACTCGCACAGATCATGCTCGAAGGCGCAAAGAAGGCCAAGAGCGAGACCAATGCGGTTGATACAAAGACAATCTTCCCGTTCTGGGAACCTCCCGGTTCCGCAAAGAAGAACGTCGTGTCGCCGGACAAGACTGGCGCTGTCAAGGTGAAGCCAGCCGACTTCAAGGCTATCGACACGGCTACCGCATGGAAGGACTTCCTCGACAAGCTTCCTAAGAAGAGCACCAATGCTACCAAGGATTCTGGAAGCTTCGGCACCGTCGTTGTCGACAACGGCAAGTCCGTACCGAAGCCGGATGACCTCATCGGCAAGGTGAAGGCTCTCAAGGAAACCAAGGTTACCGACATGTCCGGCAAGACCAAGTCCACTACCGAAGAACTCGGCTTGTTCAAGGAACTGGTCAAGTCCAACGCAGCAGAACCGAACAAGGACAAGCTCGTCGGCATCGTGAAGCCGAAGACTGAACTCGGAAAGATTGCCAAGAAACCGAAGTTCGATATCGACGCAAGCGCAACTGTCGAAGTCAAGGACGTGATTCCAGCCATCAAGCAATTCGCCAACAAGATGACACCGGACAAGACTGGTGCAGTCAAACCGAAGTCCGCACTCGGCGTCAAGGGTGTCAAGGGCATCAAGAACGCAGAAAAGCCTGAACTATACGACGACATGACTCAGCCGCAGCTCCGAGTGATCAACCACGGTGACAAGATTCCGTCCCCGGAAAAGATGTTCAACCACTACGGCAAGGCTCCGGAAGTCAAGGTAGTTGGAAAGACTGAACCGAAAGGCTCTGCCGTGATGAGTCCGGACAAGACCGGTGTCGTGAAGCAGAAGGGTCTCGAAACCGCAAAGCGTGCTTAATATGGCGAAGACCGATCCGTACTACGACGAATATGCCAGAAGGTTGATGAGAAACCCAGTCCCTGTTCATCAGGGGTTTCTCCGTCTTCGCATTTCAGAGCTTCCGGTCAACTACCAGGAGCGTCGTACATCGGTAACTGAACCGTATACAACAGATGCCCAAGAGACGATCAATGCGAACATCAAGGACTGGGTATGTCCGGGTCTATCTTGCTCGCTGGCCAAGGAAGGCCACTACAAGTTCGTCACCAGGATTCCCACCCAAGAGGACAACCAGTATGACGACACCATCACGGTGAACATGCTGGCCGACAACCGATGGGAAAACTACTGGGCAATCAACCGATACATGGAAGTGGTGCAGAGCGGCCAGACAGACGCTGACCCAGTCAGGGACGTGCGTCACCGTATCTACGGCATCGACCACAGATACCGCAACCGCCTCACTTACATCCAGTGGATCGACATGCACTTCGCTGACGACGTTGCACAAGAGTACATGGTCGTCCGTCTTGAACGCTGCAGATTCGCCGCACTGAGCGCGATGTCGCTCAAGCCGGGCACTATCGAACCGGCATCGTTCAACTTGACGATCAACTACGAAATCCGTCGCATTATCCGTATGCCGGACCCCAACGAACTGATGAACGCAATCTGTATAGCAGAAGGCGCAGACTCCTACTACTAGAGGTAACCCATGGCTGACCAGAACACAAATTACCAGCAAGGCACGACTTCTGGGATCAATTCGTCCCATGACGCAATGCTTGCGTACTACATGGACAAGTTCTATGCAGCTGCCCGTGGGCATCTTGTAAACAAGTACCACGTAGGGTTCTGGGGCGACTACGTTTCCGAAGCACTGCGCATCATGGATAGAAATGCCTACGCTGACAAGTACAATCTTGGATCGGTAAAGACGTTCAAGAATACAACAGACTGCTACTTGAAGACTGCGTTCAACCAGTGGGCCGACTTGTTCTACGACCGTAGCACCAAGGTACTCAACATGTACTGGGCGGCACAGTCTGTAAAAGTAGGCGAGGCAAAGGCGAAGATTGAAGAACGGACGTCAATTGACACAACCAAAGGCATAAAATATCCATTGGTGCGTGGAGACCAAGGACCGCAGTCATTATCATTAGTAATCGTCGACGACCCGTACATGATGTGGTACCAGTTCTTCAATGCATTATACAATGCACAGTTCAGTCCACTCGTCCTCAAAACGCGCAGTACTTTCCACAAGATTAACATCGCCATCGATCTATATTCCGAAGCAAGTACATTGACTCGTAGCAGCAATGGACAATATGCTACTGAGCAGTCACCGTTCATCACTGACATAAGCCTAGCGCAGATGTTTGAATTTAACTCAGTAGTCCTACAATCCGCACCTAGTATCAACATGAGTTACAAAGAAGGGAATGAATATACATTTACATTGCAGTTCAAATACCCGAATGCGTTCCAAGGCTCGTTCAAGCAGCAGCTGAGGTACCTACGAGACAATACATGCGACGGAACCGACGTGTCTGCGATTGACTCCAGAAACAAAATGATCCGTAAGCGTTTCTTTGAAGACGATTACGGAACATTGAAGAAAAATCCCGGATTGTACGAAGCGTTCGACGAGAAGGAATACTATTCCGATTACGGAAATAGATACTTCGCAACAAAAACTATTTAATCATGGTAACAACACGCTGGTTAATATCCAGCGTTTTGTTTTTGCCGTAGAACTTGATCATATCGGCGTATGTATTGTACATCTTCGCATTGGTACGAGTCAACGGCAATTCCGACACGAAATTGTTATAGATAGTGTTCAGATGTACAGCACGCATCTTGTAAGCCAGATCTCCGATGACATTGACTCCCCAGAACTCGTCGACCAGCGGTGTATAGAAAATACCGTCACCAGCAGATGAAATGGCTGAAGGAATCTTGACCGGATCTACGACCATCCGTACACGGTCAAACATGCCGCAGATGTAGTTCATGTAGGAATCGATTCGATTATCCATGACGACAAGCGTATCGGTGAATTCCTTGTCCATGATAATCTTGCCACATACCTTGCCGGACACTTCGGTAACGTCGATGTCCACAGCAGCAAGCATTTCCGTACAAATGGTCTCAAATGTCTTCTTGGGCTTGTAGAAAGTCTCCACGTAGTCACGGGCAAGCAGATCGAACGCATACTCGTATCCGTAGCCGATCATCGTCAGCTTGGACACGTTAATGCCACGCCAGCGAGTAGTACTCAACGCCTTGCCGAACGTATCGACGAAACCCTTCGGCATGTTGTTCTTCATCGCAGTAATCAGCTTGGAAGGAGTATTGCCCTTGTCCGCATAGAGCGTGGCAATTGCATCCTTAGCGAATGACTCGCACACCGCCTTCCATTCATCCTCATCCTCGAAGGAGTTCTTGTTCAAGGGGAAAGCGATAACGCCGTTCTTGGTGTTCTTGATCTTCACCTTGTCATACGGAATGTAAAGGTGACGAGGGTTGTGATACTTTTCAAATTCGAGATCGATAGGTGTAATGACCCTAAGCATCTCGACGGTCGACGCACTGACCATGTCACGGTAAGTGTCCAGCGGCTCGCCCAGCTTTGCTGTCGCAAGGAAGTGGACAGTCTCTCCATTGATCTTGCGCCGCACAGCCTCAATCACTGAATCCAGACTGTAGCCAATTATGTATGTTTCGTTCGTCATGCGATCTTACCGTCATGCTGAATAAAAGGCAATATGTATTCGTCAAGCCAGCGAGCGCCGGGGAACTCGAAAAGGATATCGAGTATTCTGCACTTTTCATCGGCGAACACCACGGCTGGCAACTTATTCATACCCAAGTCAGTATAGATGAGGTTCTTTAGAGGTTCGGGCTCGATCACTGTACGTACGCAGCGCACCGGGTCGTCGAACAGATTGTACTTGTTGAACCAAGCGAACATGTCGCTGAAACTCTGCTTGCATGTCGGACACAGCTTCTGTTCATCGTAGAACAGGAAAACCCACATGACCACACGCTGACGCTTCTTTACGTCCTGGTACGCTTCCATACCGTAATCCAGCAGACGCTGGCTGAGTGGCTTGTACTCTCCGCTGATGAACACGCCGTCACTGCAACAGACTGACATTGGTTTGCCTTTCGAAGTTAACTCTTAAATTACATTTTTATAACCGTGGACGCATCGAACAGCTTTCCGGTATTCTTCTCGTTGGCGATAAACCAGTTCACGCCGTGACGCTTGCACCATTCGGACGCAGCTTCCCACTTCGCAAGGTTCACGATTACGTCCATGACCTTCTGGTCATAGTTCGCCTTGCGCTTCTGGTATTTCTCAAATGCCTTAGAATCCGCACCAGGTTTAGGCGGCTGCGGCATCTTAGGCTGTATTGAATACGAAGTCGGTTTCACCTCGATAAGCCATCGAGATTTATGCGCTTGACCCTCAAGGTTGCACTCCAGGTAGATATCCGGATGATAGATGGACACTCGTCCATACTTGGGCGACATGTAGGGAATCTCGAAAATCTTTGGTTCATACGCCCAGAAAGTGATATTGGGATTCATATCGCACACGAAGAAGAACTTTCTTTCCCAGTCCGACTTGTAGTACGGTGCTGGATGATTCGGCATATATTTCTCTGGGTGTATGAGCGTGTACCGTCCCTTGTGACAGTCCGTATAGTAATTATGCCTTGCCATACCGCCTCCTAGGCCAACGCAGCTTTATACATTCGAGCGTAGTACCCGTCAAGCGGTTCGTCCGGAAGACGAGCGGTGAAACGGTAGGTCGATATCTTCTCAGTCCGTCCCTTGTCGAAATCGTCCGGAATCGAGTAAGTAGGATACACGATTTCGCCTTCGGTATCATCCGGCAAGTCAGGATTTCTTCCGATATTGTTGTCCTCGCGAGCGACTACATTGTTGCTGCTGAAATCAGTACCAGGTACCTCGATATTATCCAGATTGGCCGTCATATGGTTAACGAAGTTACTCGTAGTGGCATACTTGTTAGTAAACCGGATTAACTGGTAATACTTTTCTACATAATATGCATCATCCTTGCTACCGGCCACCATACTGTCACCGATATTCATCAAGGTAGTCTCATCTCCAGACGAAATCGGCCTCGTTCCTACATTAACGACATTCTCGGTTTCTGGGGCATAAATAAAGTTGACCGACTGGGAAATCGCACTAGGTTCCTGGTTATCGAACGACGGCATCATATCAGCAGCCGTAATCGGTCGGTCGATCTCGTACTGTTCACGTTCCTCATCCTCGGCAGACGTATCGTCATCCTTGTTCTTGGTTTTCTTGAACATTGACATCAGTACATCCCACGGCGATTCGCTATACAGCTGACGCAATACGCTCTCACGTGGAGTCATGCCGTCCAAGTCTACTGCGAGGCAGCATGTATATATGTCCGCCTCCATCGCACGACGCCAGTACTTGTCATCTAGGCGCAAGTCCTTATACAGCTGCTTGACACGGTTCTTGATCTTTTCTGACAAAGCAGGACAAGCCATCTCAAGGCACTTGATCCATCCACGATACGTGTTCACCATGTCGATGATGGACATTCCGTAGTATTCAACTCCGTGACTGGTCTCGGTACTGTATACGAACAAGCACTCGAACGGTCCAAGGCCCTTGATAAATAAGTTGACATTCATCTTGGCACGAAGGAGCTCCACATACTTCTTCATCAGATACCGGAACGGCTTGATCAGCAAATTGTACACATACACGATCCAAGATTCCAGATAGTTGAACACCATGTCGATGTACTTGCGGACATACTTAGTCAGTAGGTTGTCAACAGCAAGGCTCAACCCGACCGGAGTCATAAGGGAAAACTTCTGCTCAAGGCAATACTTGACCGCTGGCGCATTCGTCGTAATGTCCCGACCGTACTCATCCTTTGTACATCCAGTCAAGTTGGCAATAATCTTGCATAGGCACGGACAGTCGTGCATGTGACGGAGCAAGTCGTCCCAGTTGATGGAAATGCTCAAGTTGATTGTCTTCATGATCTTGTCACGAATGGCGTTGAATACGTCCATAATACAGTGGCGAACCGCCTCGGTCAATGAAAGAGTGGCATTTTCCAGACGTGTACGAGCCGCATCTATCTTGTCGAATAACGCGAACGCCGTCTTGATGAATACGTCCAGCCAGCCATCGATCATGCCTCCCCAGTTCTCTATAAAGGTACAAATGTTCTTTACAAAATCGGGCTGCTGAATCAGCTTACTGAGGGTAGCTCCGCTAGACAGACCGTTCATCGCATTGGTGACCTTGTCCAGACCCCACATTGCGGTACCGAACATAGGCACGTTTTCCTTGATGAAGTCGAACAGCATGTCGGAACAGTCTACGGCATTGATTTGCCGTGTAGTCGCATCCATTGACGACGCGGTCTGTTCGACTGCACTGGAGAACGTATTGACCGCACCGTCCAGAGCAGTCATAAACGACGGCTTAGGAGTCGACATAGTAGACGAATTTGACGATGTCTTGTCTGAAATGACCGCATCGTTATTGCCGCTACACTGCTCGGCAATATTGTCTATTTTCGCGCATCCGTCCTTAACCGCCATAGCTACCACTCACTTCCATCAAAGTTCAACATAAGAGCGGACGGCTTCGGAAAATCGAAATCGTTCGGTGTCAGCACCGGAAGATCGTCATTATTAGCCTTTGCCCTGATATGTACAACAAGTTTATCCAGCACACTCTTCTGGTACGACGTCACGTCATCCGTAGCGGAGCCAATCAGCATGATGATCACGGCATCCACGTTGGCCTTGTCACCGTCGATCGTAGAGCCGCTGTACACACCGCCATCGTCTTCCAGATCGATGAACTGGTAGAATCCGCTATTCTTCAATGACGACTTGTTGCCGGTATCCGAAAGGATTTCCGGCTCACCCTCGACCTTACCGACTAAGTAATGGGCGTTACTATTGCTGGTAAGGAACTTGGACGCCATAACCGGGAAGCATTCGCCTTCGGAATGACATACCAAGATATGGCTGATTTCCTTTCCGTTACGCTTGATCATCTTGTCAGTACGTTCCATCGGTACCGTCGCAACAACTTCTCCAGACCTATTGACGATATCCATCATAGGCAAGTCAGCGTCCGTAAGCGGATTAGCCGGTGATAACGACAGCTCAGGCGGTGTCACTTGTCCGTGGAACGCGTCGATAGTCGCTTGAGAAACATGCGAAATCGTTAAATATTCGCTACCTTGTCCAAGTCCGCTATTGGATCGGTTATGCCCAACCGGCATGCAAGTAAAGATATCTATAGTGCCTTCGGTCAGTACATGCTGCAGATTCTCTCCGCTACCCGATTGGGCACCCATCCCAGCATTGGCATGTGCAGTACTCGACTCATAGGTCACGAAGCCGGAAGCGTCCCAAGTAAGTCTGGAATCGTTTCCCGGATTCACGATCTCTGTCATGTGGGTCTGGCGGTTATGCGTATAGAAGAACCCGTCCTCACCCAGGTTAGCAACGGCGGCATCAGGATAATACTCAGTAAACTCAGCCGGATTCACGTCCTGAGTCTGGGACATGCCGTAATAGTATCCGCAGCTGATATCGCCGTCCATGAAACGGATACGGAGATAGTACCCGACTTGAGGAACTTGCTGGATGCCGGTAGTGATTGCCGGATATACGTAAGGCTGCTCATCGTCCTCGAAGTCTTCGGTCACACCAAGAATCTTCGCACGGACTGCACCACGATGGGTAATGTCGTTACTGCCTCCGACAACAACACCGATATAATCTTGTTCAGGTAAACGACGTTCTATCATGCCGATTTCTGCCTCATAAAACGTATAGCAAGGTATAGGCCCTACAATACTTGGTTATATTATGCCGCCAAGTTCAAAACGTGGCGGATTGGTTCAGACGGATTCCTATATATCCGTCCGGCGGTCAGTCTTTCATCTTGCGAATCAGGCCTCCACCGACCTTCAACGAACGCAGTTTCACTGCCCCCTTACGGGGGCAGCCAGAGCTGCGATCTCCGGTTGCGTTCGCCCGTTACTGGGCTGATTTCCGACCGGCAAAGTCGGTATCAAGAAACGTTAATGCGGATGCCTCCGCAAGCCTTACCAACTTGATGCTTTCCACTTGACTACTCGCAATCTACGGGCTAACGCTCAAACGTCGGATAAGAAAGGTTCTCTTTCTCGGTTTTGTTAGGTCGACTCGCGCTTCGCTGCGGCTGGACTTCGGGTTCCTTGATTGTAAGTTTATATCAATTGCTTTATACAATAATTTATGGTTATATATCCTATGGCATACTAGATCATATCTCCATTTCGACCTTACATGCCTTGGCGATGTTATCTAGTTCCTTCATAGTGGGATCATAGTTATCTATGCCATGCGACTTTGAACCTAGTATAACATAGGTTACATATTCCGCAGACGGGTTCGACGTCAAGTTACCTAGCGCACCGGACTGCATCGAGCCTTCCTTACGGATTTTCTTGCCCAGAACGATGTACTCGTCGGTATAGTTCATGTCTGTACCGCCGTTGCTTCCGTTCTTTGTAACCTTGAGTGCACGAACGTAAACTCGGCTACCTACAGAAGGGCCGATTGAGTTATAAATTCCAATCGTCATCCGCTTGCTGTACTCGGAAATAATACGGTCACGCAGCATACCGGCTATAGGATAAGACTTGTGGGTATTCAAAGGAAAATTATTGATAATGGTCAAGTCGCCGTACGTAGCATTCTTGTCAGATATGCCATATTCTTGTCTGGCTTGCTCGCTAGACTTGGCTCCGTAATGAGTGACCACATTGTCGAAACATTCTCCGTTACAGTTGGACACGTCAGCTTTACCGTCGGACTTGACGTCAGAAAAAACAACATTGGGAAACATCTCGCCAATATGCTCACCTTGGGTATTGGAACGTTCCTCGTAAGCATACAGCCATACTGTACTTCCGCTATTCGAATCGGTATACATCACGTTGTTAGTAGAAGCCAATGCATTCTGTGAATAAATAAGGGCTTGTTTATCAGTAGACTTGCTGGATAATCCGAGA